AATGTTACAGTAAGCCACGATGATACATCTTCAGTTGCAAACATTGGCCTTACTGGTGGTAATGTTCTTACAGGTCTTACCTTCGATACATTTGGCCACGTTACTGCAAGAAGCTCAACAAACTTAGATGGTCGTTATTATACTGAAACTGAGCTTGACAACGGTCAATTAGATAACCGTTATTATACTGAATCAGAGCTTGATGCGGGCCAACTTGACAATCGTTATTACACAGAAACTGAAGCTGACGCTAAGTTTGTAGATGTAACTGGCGATACAATGTCTGGCGAGCTAACTGTTAATGCAGATATTAACATGTCAGCATCTAAGATGATTTCAAAAGAAACATCTGCCTCAAATAACTTCCCTCTTACTATCTTATCATTTGCTAAAGCTGATTATGGAAGTGCTGAAGTTGTAATTACCGCAAAGGATGGAGTAAACCGACACGTAACTAAGTTGCTTGTATGCCACGACGGTACAACCGCAATTGCAACAGAGTTTGGAGTAATTTATACAAGCACAGAATTAGCTGAATATGAAGTAAGCATTTCTGGGACAAACTGTGTAGTAAGTGCTACATCGAGCTCAGGCTCAACAAACTACAAAATCGTAGCCACATTACTCAACGATTAATTATAAATATATCAAAATAAAGAAATTATGCCAAACTGGGGAGAGTGAACCGAATGGCGAACAATAAAAAGTTCATAGTCAAGAACGGCCTCTTGACATCCGAAAACGTAGTTATTGGTGATACACTCGATAGATCTACGGGCCGCCTTCAAGTAAGACACGATTCAGGAAGTGATGCTGCAAGATTTGACGGCAGAGTTGTTTTTGATCATGATACGATTTCCCAGGCTGCAATAGATGTTACGAACGATGGCGGAACAAATGCCATCATTGCAAGTTTTAATGGCTCTTCAGGCGGTGATCTAAGACTTACAAGCATCGGCGCTGGCGACTACTTCTTATTTCAGTCAAATCAAAATAACGGTATTAAATTCTTTGATGGCAATGATGGCCTTCAGTTTCTTTACAGCAACTCTGTAAAATTTGAAATTGATTCTGGCGGAGCTGATTTTAAAATTGGTCCAACTGTTAACGGCGAAGATATTTGGTACGAAGGTAACGACGGCTCAGGTTCAGGCCTTGATGCTGACTTACTTGACGGTTTAGATTCTTTACAGTTCCTTCGTTCAGACGAAGATGATACAATGAACGGAAGCCTGACGATTACAGGCGATCTTACTGTAAATGGTAATACCACTTATGTAAACACCGAACAATTACTAGTTTCTGACAATATCTTTACTCTCAATGCTGACTATACATCAGGCGCTCCAACAGAAAATGCTGGTATGGAAATTCGCCGCGGTGACGAAGCAAACTCATCTATTATTTGGGATGAAACAAATGATTGGTGGAAACTGATTTCAGCAGATACCGACCTTGGCCGCATTATTACAACAGCAGACGAAGGTTCGGGTAATGGATTTGATGCTGACACGGTCGACGGTTTAGAAGCTTCTCAATTTTTACGTTCAGATGCTGATGACATTGCAACTGGTGATATTACATTTGATGGCGATATCATTATTGACCAACAAATTATTCACAAAGGCGATACTAATACATATTTAGATTTCAATGCTGCTGATAGTTTCCAAGTTGTAACAGGCGGCACAGCAAGGTTAACTGTTGCAAACGCATCGGTTACTTCAGCCGTTAATTTAATTGCACCAAGATTATTAGACTCTTCTGACAACAGCTATCTTGTCGATCCAGCAGGTACTTCTGTCGTAAACAATATTGATTTAGAAGGTCAGATACGTCATAACGGTGATACAGACACATATATCAACTTTGCTGCAGATATATTAGACGTTTACACCGGCGGGTCGCAAAGATTGCGTGTAAACAATACAAACGCAACATTCTATTACGATGTTCAAGCTGATAGATTTGTAGATCGTCAAAATTCTGCTTATTATGCTAATCCGGCTTTATCTTCAGTATTCAATACTCTAGGCTTAGATAGTACGTTATTCCATAATGGCGATGAAAACACGAGGCTTGCATTTAACCCTGGCGAAATTAATTTTTATACAAGCTCAGCTGGCGGAGAAAGATTATCTATTGAAGACACGGCTGCTCGTTTTTCAGTAAATGTATATGCACCAGTTTATTATGATTCTAATAATAACACGTATTATGGAGATTTTAATAGCACTTCAGTAATGAACAGTATTAACATTGATGATTACATTCGTCACAATGGTAATACAACTACTTATTTTGGTTTCCCCTCTCTAAGTAATACATTTAGAATTTATACAAATAACATTCAGCGTTTTAATATTGATAACGATTCGGCTGATTTTGCTGTAAACGTTTACGCACCAAGATATTACGATTCTAATAACACAAATTATTATGCAGACCCAGCTGGTGATTCTCAAATGAACACCATTGATATTGACGACTATATTCGTCATCGCGGCGATCTAAATACTTACTTTGGTTTTCATACAAACGATGGAATCCGCTTTTATACAGGTGGAGGTAATAGACTTACCATTGACACAGACTCTGCTGATTTTAATGTAAATGTGTACGCGCCTCGTTACTATGATTCAAATAATGGTTCTTATTATTTAGATCCAGCCGGAACATCTATTTTAAATGATATTAATATTGATGATTATATTCGCCACAACGGTGATACAAATACTTACATTGGCTTTGCAGGAAACGATCAATTTGGTATTTGGACTGGTGGAACACAACGTGTAATTGTAAACTCATCTGGTAACGTTGGTATTGGTACAACCTCTCCTAGCAGATTGCAATATGGTTCAGTAGATCCAAGATTGCACGTTTCAGGTGTTGACACAAATGGTTCTTATAACCTGGTTGCTCGATTTGAAGCAGGAAACGATGCTGATAATACAGGCGCGGCAGTACTAATTAACCATTCTAATGATCGTGGTTTATTAATTGAAGCAGGGCGTCAGTCAAGCGATCGTGGTGTAGCATATTTTGGCGTAGTTCAAAGTAATGGTACAAATAATCGCGTACTTTCAATGCTACAAGATGGCACTGCGACGAGAGCTGGTATTCATAAAGATTCGCCAACAGCTGCACTATCTATCCAAACATCTGGAACTATGGGCAACAACCCATTTGCATCATCTAATCTTCTTATGGATTTTGGTGATGCTGGAACAGTTGACTTTTCTATTCGCGGAACAGCATCAGCAAGAGAAGCATGGTTTGTATCTGATGCAGACTCTGACTTTGTATTCTCAGACTCAGGTGCATCTGTTGCGCTAGGTATTAAAACAGGAACAGGTGAAGTAGTTGTTGGAGACCAATCTCCAACTTATGCAAGTTCAGATGCTACTCCTGTTGTTGGCAGTATTACCAGCAATAAACTACACGTAAATGGTTCTATCCAACTTAACGGAAACAATGACGCGATCGTGTTTGGTCGTGGAACTTCATCATTCCTAAAAGACGAAGAACTTGGTTTTGGATGGGGTGGCGGTTTATACATGACCGATGCCACTTACTTGCGCATTCGTGGTAACAAGGCCGTTTACTCAACAGGTGATTATTACGGTGGCAGATTCTATGCACAAGCTTCAACCGGCTACTATTTAGATCCTGATAGCACATCTGTACTTAATCGCATTGGTATTAACGATCGCATTTTCCACAACGGTGACACTGATACTTACATGGAATTTGATGCGGCTAATAACTTCCGTATCGTAACAGGTAATTCCGAAAGATTAGATATTAATAATACGAGAGTTTTGGCAAATAACCAAATGCACTCTCCTATTTTCTATGATAGCAATAACACTGCATATTATGGCGACTTTAATAACACATCCCAAATGTCTCGTATCGACATTGATGACTATATCCGCCATAGAGGTGACACAAATACTTACATCGGCTTTGATGCAAATGACAAGTTCAGAGTTGTAGCAGCCGGCACAGAAAGATTAGCCGTAAGAGCTAGCGATGTTCGAGTACGTAATAAACTTTATGTTTATGGCGCTCAAGCAGATACTGCCGATGCTGCATTATTCCAAAGTAATGCAAATGGTGATGGCGTTTCAATTAAAATGTCAGATCAAAACAGTGGTGAAAATGTTGCGCCTACACAGTCTGGTGACATTCAGTTTTATCATGTAGATAATGCAATATCATCAGGCGCTAACGCGGCCTTTAGATTTAGAACATCAGAGCCAATTTCTCATTTTGTGTTTGCATCTAATGCTTCTGTTGGCGCATCAACTGCTGCGGCATATCCTGCAATTGTTCCTGATGTAAATAACGTTGGTTATCTTGGTTTAAGTAACAGGCGTTGGCAAAACATCTACGGTGGCGCCGGTAACTTCAGCGGAAACCTAACAGCCGCTAATATGTATGCCAACGTTTACTATGATGCAAATAATAACTCATACTACGGTGACTTTGCTTCAACCTCGATTATGAACACGGTTCGTGTAAATCGTTTGCAAATTGATGGTTCAACATACTTTATTGATTCCTCATCTTCAACTTACGGCTCGATCCGAGTTGAAGGGCAGAAGAGTGGATGGGCAGGCTACGCAATCTATGATGATTGGGTGTTCATGTCGAGTGGAGCGTCCCGTGCTGGTATCTATAATGATACTCGTAATGAATGGTCAATGCAAGCAGCTGACAATAGCTGGACGAGATTATATGCTAACGGCGCGCATCAGATTTCTGCTGAAAATGGCTATGGCTATGCGCCTAACCAAATGCGTTCTCCAATTTACTATGATAGCAATAACACAAGTTATTTCTTAAATCCAGCTGCAGGTAATACTAACCGTGCATTAAGAATCAATGGCCGAATTTATCGTGATGGATTTGCTTCAGGAAATGGCGACAATAACAAGTTATTAGAAACACAAGATTACACGCATTGGATTTGGAATACTGCTACTAACTGGGGTATTTTCTGGGCAGGAAACGACAACGCTGCTTATCGACATTTTAGTTCAACCAATCCAAACGAACTTGTATTCGTAGGAAGCGGAAACGTTCGAGCTTCTATCGATCTTGATAATGGTAATGCATACTTTGGCGGTGAAGTTAGTGCTGACAATTTTGTAATTGACGGCGGCAACGAAAACATTACACTCAACAAAGCTTACAGCCGTGGTGCTGCTGACGAAACTATTTTCGACGGCACATCGTATTTTGAGAAACGCGTAACAAGAGCACTACAAGGAAACGAAAGTGGCGTTACAACAAATACTTCAGAATACGTTAAGTCAAGTAATGCTCCAGGTGGCTCATCATACATATTAAGAACAAGCGGCTATCGTACATTCTATTCAGATTATATTGAAGTTGAGCCGGGCGAAGAACTATTTGGTGAAATTCATGCTCGTTATGTTTCAGGATCGGGCGGTGTTCTTTATTATGGTATTGAACGCTTTGATAAAGATAAGCGACCAATTGCAGGAAACACGGGCACGACATATTTCGTTGCAAGTAACGTAAACGTATCTAGCACTAGTTGGACAACTTATCGCGGTCACACAACAATTCCAACAAGTCATACTGTTTACAACGGTTCAGATGGTGGTGGCGTAAGATACGTTCGTTTACGTATTCTTTATAACTACGCCAGCGGTGGAGCTCTTCGTGAGTTCACAATGCCGATTCTTAAGCGTGTTAATTATCATAGCCGCATTCGTACTGATTATGAAGTTTATGCATCTCGTTACTATGATGTAAATAACACAGCTTATTATGTAGATCCGGCATCAACTTCTAAAATGGCAACTGTTGATGCAAATATTTTCCGCGATCGCAATAACACAGCACGTTACGTAGATCCAGCCTCAGGCGCAAGCGTTTCTGGTACTTGGAACTATAACAACAGTACTATTGACAACGTCAACAATTTGGTGTTTAACGACCCAGGCCCATCGGAAGGTTTACGCTGGGATGGCGGCAACCGTTGGCAAATTTATGAGTCTCCAGATAACCTAAGCACAGACGCAGCTGGTAACTTACAGTTTACTTCTGGTAACGGCAACGGTACAATGCGCTTTAGAGTTTCTTCTAATGGTGACATTCGTGCAGGGCGTTATGTATATGGTTCGCGTTTTGTAGATACAAATGATGGCAACAGATACTTAGATCCAAATGGCTCATCGTTCTTAGGCACGGTAACTCTCGATCGTTTGAATATGCGCGATCGTGGTGACTTCATTACATTCTATGGAGACGATAGTACAAACCACTCAATTACTTCTCGTAATACAGCTGGTGGTACTTCTGACGATCTTCGTTTTAACTCATATAACAATTTCCTCTTTAACGCCGACTCAAATAATAACAACGGCAACGGCTCTGGTATTTACTTAGGCCAGCACGGAGGAAGTTCAAGCGCAATTCTAAATACATGGGCGTTCCAAGCTCGTAACGATGGTGTTACTCAAGCTTCGGCATCTTTACGAGCACCAATTTTCTATGATTCTAACGATACAGGTTATTATGTAAATCCTAACGGTACTTCTCGTATGGAGAAAATCCGTTTTGAAGGTAGTGATGAAGCTATTGAGATAAATGGCACAAATCCATATATTCGTTGGATGGAAAGTGGTACAGACCGTTTCTATATTCAATGGCGTGGTGCTGAAAATGCACCATTGTTCCGCAACCAGCAAGGTGACAACTTTGACTTTATGCCAGATGCAACCACTGGCGCAGTGGCACTCAGACTTATGGGTTCGGATAACGATATCTGGGGATATGTATATGCTGCAGACGACCAAGACATCGGTTTCTTGGATGACCAAGGTAACTGGGCAATCCGTCACAATCGCGATAGCTGGACTTACTTTTACATTAACAACAGTCTACGCGCATATGTTGATACTGGATCATTCCAACACGTAACCTCAATTCGTACTCCGATCTACTATGATCGCAATAACACTGCTTATTATGGTGATTTTGCATCTAACTCTCGTATGAACCAAGTCACGCTGAACACACTTTCTTGGAACGATGGTTACGACATGTACGATACGGACGGGGATACAATTTATCTTCGTTCAAATAATAATGACCACGGCGAACTGATCTTTGCAGATTCTGACTCATATGCTTGTGGACGTATTTACTGGGATGATGATAACCACTGGGGCTTCAGAACTGGCCAAGAAAATGAATGGTCAATTTATATGGAGCGAAATGCTCGTACCATTCTTTACTACAACGGTGGCCAACAGGCTCGTACACAGAATGGTTACTTCGAAGCAAACAACCAGTTGCGCACGCCGATCTTCTACGATTCAAATGATACCGGCTTCTACGCTAACCCGAACGGATCTTCAAGATTCCGCGATCTACAAGTACTTGGTGTCATTAACACGCCAGGAGTTACAGGTTATGCAAATAGATTGCTACGTAGAGATAATAGAACAATCTCTCCATCAGAAGATCCAGCAGGTCAGTTAACATTTGGTTTCACATCGTGGAACAATAACAATACATCACCTTATGCCGATTACTTACACCTAAGATCTTACACAGATGCAACTGGTGGTTCTGATAACTTATTGATGTTCAGAAAATCGGGCCGTGGCATGAGACTATGGCAACAAACTTGGGGTAGTGGAACAGCTTACTCTTCTTACTCTGAGTTCGTACTTTATAATGCAAACCCAGGTAGTGGTAATAATCTGTATGCATCTATTTTCTATGATGCTGATAATACAGGTTATCGTGGTGACTTTAACGGCACCTCGAGAATGAACCGAATTGATGTTAACGAAATTCGTTACGTTAGTGGAGCACCTGCTTACTTCTATACAAGCTCAGGTAACTTGCGCGGTTATATTCGTGCAACTGAATCTAACGATAGCCACTTTGAATTTGCAACATCAGGCAATGAAGATATGATCTTCCGTGATGGCGGATTCGGTGGATCTTGGAACCAAATTATTCGTGGTAATGGTCACGTATTAACGGCAAACAGACACGACTCACCTATTTACTATGATCGTAACAATACTTTCTATTATGGTGACTTTGCAAGTACAAACAGATTTAATGCAACAGATAACTATGGACTTGTAAGATTCTTTAGAAGAGGAAATGATACTGGTGGTTCTTGGAGTTATGCACCAAGCGGTTCTCGTGTACGTGAATATCTGCAAAACACAACTGCAGAATTCCACTCAGGTAATGACCAACCAATTACATTGTACTTCCGTTCGGGTGTTAACGCACCTTCTGACTTCGGTTACATCACATTTGACCCAGACTATAATAACTCTGGCGAACAAGCCGCGATGGTCATCGGTGTTGAGAACGATGGTACAGGTTCTTCTGACTATATTCGTTTACAAGGTCGTACATGGATAGACTCTGACGCAATTTCTTCAGATAACACAGAAATTGCTCGTTGGTTGTATCGCGGATCAACTTACGGTATCTTAAATACTGACTACTTTACTCATACATCAGATATTCGTACGCCAATCTTCTATGATAGCAATAACACAAGCTATTATGCTGATATTGCTTCAACGTCGAGATTTAACAACCTTCGTGCAAACTACTTTACAAACGACGGCTCTGTATCTTCAAACGACAACTTTGGTCTATATTGGGATTCAGGTAGATCTACGGCATACGCAATTTATCGTGAAGCAGGTAGCTGGGTATATCGTTATCCAGACTTGAGAATTGCATTCCACACTGGTATTAAGTTTGGTGCAAACTCGGGTTACAATGGTATGCGTTTCTACGACGACTATACCATGAGCTATTTGGTTATGTCAGTCAACGATGACCAAACATCTGGTAATCGTAACGTATATGTAAGAAATAGACTTGATGCTGCAGGTCAATTCCGTACTCCAATTATTTACGATAGAAATAATACAGGTTACTACTGGAATGGTGATGGCACATCTCGTATGTACCAAATCCGCGTTCCATATCGTATTCACATTGGTGACGAATCAAACCTTTATAACGCAGTACTTCAAGAAACTCGTCGCCCAGAAGTTACAATTAAAGGACAGTACCCTCAGTTGAACATCATGTCTTCTGAGATTAACAACGGTACTCACGGTCCTACAGTACGCTGGGTTGCATACGATACTGCAAATGCTTCATCTGGTAACTTTAAACACTGGGTTGCTGGTATTGCCGGTACAAACGCTACAAGATTCAGCATTGGTTATTCACCTAACAACACAAACCCACACTACGGTATTGGTCGTTGGTCTTCAGGCAATAACAATGCTATTATGTGGATTGAAACCAACCGTCACGTTTACTTTGAAAACTTTGTATACGCTACAAGATTTTATGATCGTAACAATACCGGTTACTACGTAGATCCTTCAGATTTCTCTAACTTGAATACTGGTGTTCGTGCCAACGAATTCTATGCTCGTAACTGGTTCCGCAATGACCAATCAGGCGAAGGACTATATAACCAGTCAACGGGTCAACACTGGTATTCAGATAATGATGATTACTGGAACGTAGCTGGCGGTGGTGGTGCAAACGGCATACGCTTCCGTGACCAATATGCCGGAACTATTCGCGGTTATGTTTATGCTGATAGTTCAAATAACGTTGGTATTCTAAACAGCGGTGGCAGCTGGCGTATGAGAATCGTGAATGCTGACTGGGGTCTATTTGATGGATCTTCAGTACGTGCACAGATTTTCTACGATTCAAACAACACAACATATCGCTTTAACGGTTCATCAAGATACGATACAAACTTCGATGGTATCAATAACCGTGCTAAAGCAACTATGGGTCTAACAGGCCAGACAAGATCTTCTGCTCAAGACTACGGTCACAGACCAAGATGGACTAGTGACGGTAACTACTGGACTGGTGTTTATGGCTGGAGTAGAGTTGACATGAACTCAGTTGCAAACTGGGGTTCAGGCTTCTTTGATACTTGGTCTAACCCAGCCAACCAACCAGGTGGTACTTCCCACTGGGTTGGCACACAAGTATATCACTATACAAACGGTGGCAACCGTTACGGTTGGCAGCTCGCCGGTGGCCCAATTAGTAACCTTCGTTTCCGCAACTCTTGGGCAGGATTCTCAAGCTGGAAAACAGTCCCAATCTTAGATGCTAACAGTGGTAATGGCGGCGCGATGTATGCCGGTATTTACTACGATTCAAACAATACTGGTTACTACTGTGATCCATCTAACTTTTCGAACTTCAACTCTGGCGTTCGTGCAAACGAATTCTATGCGCGTAACTGGTTCCGTAACGATAACTCTGGCGAAGGTCTCTATAACCAGGCAACTGGCCAGCACTTCTATTCTGATAACGACGACTATTGGAACGTAGCTGGCGGTGGTAGTGCCAACGCCATCAGAATGCGTGACCAATATGCTGGTTCAGTTCGTGGCTACTTCTATGCTGACTCATCGAATAACGTTGGTATTTTGAACAATGGCGGTTCTTGGAGAATCAGAGTTGTTAATGCCGACTATACATTAATTAACGGCTCATCTATCCGAGCACCAATTTTCTACGATTCCAATAATACTGCGTATTATTTCAACGGTGCATCTGGACACAGCACAAGATTTGAAGGTGCCAACAACCGTACAATGGCATGGTTAGGACAGCCAGGTCACACAAGAGATAGTGGTGAATACTATCGTGCACGTCCTCGTATCACAGGCGATACAAACTACTGGACTGGTGCATATGGTTGGGGTCGTTTGGATATGACTAACTCTGTGGCTGACTGGGGATCAGGCTTTATTGATTCTTGGTCTAACCCGGCAAACCAGCCATCAGGCACATCACACTGGGTTGGTATTCAGTCATATCACTATTCAAATGGTAGCTCAAGATATGGTTGGCAGATGGTTGGTGGACCTATCACTAACTTGCGCTTCCGTTCAACTTGGGGTGGCTTCCGTAGCTGGCGTACTATTCCGGTACTTGACGAAAACAGCGGCAATGGCGGTTCAATGTATGCTGGTCGTTATTATGATAGTAACAACACTTCTTACTACACGGATCCAGCATCTAACTCAAGAATGAACGGCGTTTTGGCCAACCGAGTATATCCATGTTACGATAACAACTCTGGAGTATACTTCGACTATCCAGGAAGTAACTACGGTTCAGTTGCTATCTTTGGTGGTGGTAGATCTGGCTGGGAAGGCTACTCAATCAACAACAGACACAACTTGATGTCAGCAGACTCTAACCAAGTTGGTATCTATAACGATGTTGATAATGAGTGGATGCTTTATGCTTTACGTAATTCGCACGTATATCTATACTTTAACGGCCAGTGGGAAGCACGTACTGACTCGGGTTATTTCCGCGTAGAAAGATCTTGCAGATCTCCTCTATTCTACGACTTAAACAATACTTTCTATTACACAAACCCAGCATCAACATCACGTATGAATGCAATACAGTGTTATGGTGTAATTCAATCTGATGAAGATATTCGTGCATACGTAAACTATTCAGATATTCGCTGGAAGAAAAATGTTAAGCGCATTGAGAATCCATTAGAAAAACTCATGACTCTTGACGGTATTACATATAACTATATCGACAAAGAAGGCGAATATACTGGTGTTGTAGCCCAACAAGTTGAAAAGGTTCTTCCTGGCGTTGTTGTAGATGCCGAAGATATGAAGACCGGCAAAGAACGTAAATCAGTTCGTTACGGCAATATGGTCGGTCTGCTTATCGAAGCTACAAAAGAACAACAAGGTCAGATTGAAGCACAACAAGAAACAATAAATAAACAACAAGAACAGTTGGATAACCAACAGGAAACTATTGACAGACTCGAAAAAATGGTTAAAATGTTAGTAGGGCAGTTAGATAATAAATAACCTTGTAATTTGAAACTAAAACGGAGATAAACAAATGTCTTGGACTTACACTTGGGAAATTGAACGTCTTAAAGTAAAAGACGAAGTAAATAATGATGGTGTTACTCTACGCAACGCGGTCTGTAACACATACTGGAAAATCACTGGCACAAACTCAGATGGCGACTCAGCTAGCTGGTCAGGTGCTACACCTTTTTCTGCGGCTGCAGTAGGTGAAGATGATTTTTCGGATTTTGCTGATTTAACAGAAACAGAAGTAATCGGTTGGGTTCGCAACGTAGTAGAAAATGATGCTGGCTACATGGCTCACATTAACGAGCAATTGCAGAAACAAATCGATCTTGAGAACGAAGAAGAAATCGATACAGAAGGTCTTCCTTGGGCGTCAAATACTTCGGTTACTCCAACACCATCTACGGCTAATACGGAAACAACCTAATGTCATTAACTTACACATGGTCGATTGTCAAAGTTGGCACACGGGATCAGGTAAACTCCAGCAATGAAGTTTTATCTGATGCCATCGTCTATGTGCAATGGAAAAAAGTCGGCGTAGACAACTTAGATAATAGAGCCACATATGTTGGTGAAACTGAGTTGTCGGCCGAAAATGTTTCGGCTTCTGATTTTACATCCTACGATGACGTAACTAACTCAACTATTATTGATTGGTTAGAAGCTACGATTACCGACGCACAAATGACGAAGATTGATAACGTGATTGCTAAAAAGATTTCACAACAAGCAATTACAATGAGAGATCGCTAAGCAGTCTCTTTTGAAATGACTATAGTATGGAGGACCAATGCACGATTTGCATATGGGTGGGTTGACTACATATGCCCTTAGAAGGGGTGGATCCCTACACCCGATCATTATACCAAAAGAAGTTGCCGGCAACGAACAAGGAATGATGAATCCTTCTGTGTTTGTTCACAACGGAAAAGTCTTAGTGAACTGCCGGCACATCAACTATATTCTCTATCATTCAGAATGCAAAAAGTTTCCACATCAGTGGGGGCCTTTGGTTTATGTACACCCTCAAAATGATATCGCTCTTAAAACAACTAACATTATTGCTGAGTTTGATGAAAACTTAAACTTAGTAAATGCAGGTAGAGTTGACACATCAGACTTTGATACTGAACCTACATGGAATTTTATCGGCCTTGAAGATGCTCGATTATTTGAGTGGGAAGGTCGTTTATTTTTATGCGGTGTTCGTAGAGATTGCTATAACGATAAAGGCAAAGGCCGCATGGAAATGGCTGAAGTTGAATTTATCGATGGCCGTTGGAGAGAAGTTTCACGTAATCCTATCCCTGCGCCAAATGGCGATACAAGTTATTGCGAAAAGAATTGGATGCCAGTTTTAGATGAGCCTTATCATTTCGTAAAATGGTCTAACCCAACACAAGTTGCAAAGTTTAATATTGAAGATGGAACGTGTGAAGATGCGGTTTTAGACCGAGATAAGGTTTACGATTTTGATCATGACATGAGAGGCGGCTCACAGGTCATTCGTATTAACGAAAACCAACGAATGGCATTTATTCACGAAACAAGCTTATATCGAGATCCATTTGGTCGTAAAGATGGAAGTTATCAACACCGAGTAGTTGTATGGGATAATGATTGGAATATAGTTCATAGATCTCAGCCATTTTATTTTATGGGCAATGCTCACGATCATGTAAAAGCAATTGATTACACAGTAGAGTTTGCTGTTGGTGCTGCCTTCTATAAAAACGACATTCTAATATCGTTTGGATTGCAAGACAATTGCTCATATATATTACGTATGCCGCAAGATGTGTTTATGAAGTTTTTGAGAGGTGAGTGATGATTCAGCAGCTTTTACATGATGTAGTTTTAGATCATCAAAATCCATTTAAGTTATATAAGCTAGCTCGAGAATATGATCGGTTAGATCAGGGTGCAGGAGCTGCAACGTTCTATATGAGAGCGGCCGAGTGGAATAACGAAGATACTTTTGAAGAAATTTGGATTCAGTACAAATCTCTTATTCTTATGGCAATGGTTTACCACCGAGAAGGTAATCGCGATATGACTGTTCGTGGTTTACTACAACATGCGATTACAGTTTTACCTGATTATCCTCATGCTTATTTCATATATTCACAATGGCTTGCAGATCGTCATGAATGGCGCGATGCTTTGACATATTCTACTCAAGGCCTTGCGGCACCGATGATGTGCGAACCTTCTCCTGATGAAGATTTAGATTATCCAGGTGAGTGGGGATTGCAATTTGTACATGCAATATCTAAATGGAAAACAGATGGATCTGACAGATCGCGTAGTTTACTTTTTGATTTTAAGTACAAAACAAACCATACAAAAGAATATGATAAGTACATAGATACATGGATTGACCAAGCTGGTTATCCTAGTACAATTCCATTTTTAGCTAAAGAAAAAGACCAATATAAGTTCCCGTTTCCTGGCATTGAAAACATTGAAAGAAACTATTCTCGGCATTTTCAAGACATGTTTGTGCTATCTATATTGAATGGTAAAAGAGCTGGGACGTTTATTGAGATCGGCTCGGGTGATCCATATAAGTTTAATAACACGGCTTTACTTGAAGATTCGTTTGATTGGACTGGCATAAATATTGATAACAATGAACGCTTTTGTTATCAGCATTCGCGAAAACGCAAATCGCAAATCTTACAAGCCGAAGCACAAAACATAGACTACGATCTATTCTTTAAAATGAATTGTGTTGAGCAGCATACTGATTTCTTACGTATTAATGCTGAAGGCGCGTCATACGAAGTGCTTAAAAAGATACCATTTAATAAACACGAGTTTATGGTAATTCAATTCCAGCATAACGCATGTTGGTGGGGTCCAGAATTACGAAATGAGTCTAGAAAAATATTGAGTGAAATTGGTTATGTTTGCCTAGTTCCAGATGTTGCGGTTTCTCCTACTGAAAACTATGAAGATTGGTGGGTTCATCCACATATTGCCAAAGGTAGAAGAAATATGGCAGGTAAAACAAACGAAGTAAATTTTGCTTATGATTATGCAGTGAGAGGATAAACAAATGGGAATGAAAGTAGTAATTGTAACTGGCGGATTTGATCCTTTACATTCAGGCCATCTTGCTTATTTTAGAGAAGCAAAAGCTTTAGGTGATATTCTATGTGTTGGTTTAAACAGTGACGATTGGCTTACGCGTAAAAAGGGTCGTCCTTTTATGCCATTTACTGAAAGATTAGAAATTGTAAGAAATCTTAAAGATGTAGGATATGCATTTGGTTTTAATGATGACGATGGCTCTGCAATTAAAGGCATTGAACATATCATTGATTACTTTCCAAGAAATTCAGAATTTATTTTTGCAAATGGTGGCGATAGAACAAAAGATAACATTCCTGAAATGTCTATCGGCGCGCATAACTTAAAGTTTGTGTTTGGTGTGGGTGGAGAAGATAAAAAGAATAGTTCTTCATGGATTCTATCCGAATGGGACAAACCTACTACTGAAAGACTGTGGGGAAAATATAGAGAGCTAGATACAAATGGCCATTGGAAAGTAAAAGAGTTATCTATTGATCCATATAAATCTTTGTCAGATCAACGCCACTTTGAAAGATCTGAGCATTGGCATATTGTACACGGTAATCTGCAAATGGATTTAGAATTTGCCAACGAATACAAAACTTCTAAGGTTTATAAAACTGGTGAAAGTATTGATATTCCAAAACGAGCGTGGCATAAAGCTACAAACGTGGGATCTTCACCATGTAAAGTAATTGAAGTTTGGATGGGAAGTACTCTTTCCGAAGATGATATTGAAAGAAGAGACTAATTGTTTTGTTGTTGATAAATCTAATTATAACGTAGTCTCGCTCGCTGTCAACCATTTTCTGAGTCCTATTTGCAATCTAATAAATAATACTAAATATAGATGAGAATAGGGATTGATCCATGGCAATGCCAACCACAAGAGACGAATTTAAAGACTACATTCTTCGTAAGCTTGGCCAACCTGTTATTGAAATTAACGTTTCTGACGAGCAGGTTGAAGACCGCATCGATGAGGCTGTAGACTATTGGCGCGATTATCATTATAATGGTAGCCAACTTGTTTATCTAAAACACGAACTCACAGAAGATGATGTAGAAAATAAGTACATTACGCTTCCTACTGGAATACTTGGAATTCAAGGAGTGTTCCGTTTTAACTCAAATGTTGCAACTGGTCAAGGTATGTTTAACGTATCTTATCAGTTTGTTTTTAATAATCTTACAGATCTTACAAGTTACAATCTACAAAACTATTATATGACCTTGCAGCACATTGAATTTATGCAAGAAATACTTGTAGGACAAGCACCAATTCGCTATAACAAACACGTAAATAGATTGTACCTTGACGTTGATAAAGACACCTTAAAAGAAGGTAACTATATCATTGTTGAGGCTTATGACGTGATTGATCCAGATACATATCCGGATGTATGGGGCGATCGTTGGCTGCAAAATTATGCGGCTGTTCTTGTAAAAGAAAACTGGGGTGCTAACTTAACCAAATTTACAAACATGCAATTGGTCGGCGGTGTTTCCTTTAATGGGGAACAAATCTTAGCAGAAGCAAGGGAAGAACGTCAAAGAATGGAAGAAGATGCTATTCAGAATCTTCAGCCACTCACCTATAATTTTATTGGATAAGATATGGCAACTAGCAATTTCTTTCGTAACTATGACAGCGTTTACGAGCAGAATCTAATTGATGATTTAGTTATCGAATCAATTAGAATCTATGGTGTAGACATCATTTACGTTTCGTGTTCGCTCGAGGGTGAAGATAAAATCCTGAACGAAGACGACATTCGCGTGTTTGATTCAACATTTGATTTTGAAGTTTATGTTAAGAATGTAGATGGTTTTGAAGGCGAAGGAGATTTCTTATCTAAGTTTGGCTTGCAAATCCGAGACTCTGTTACATTTACGGTTGCACATAGAACCTTTGAAAGATTTGTTACGAAGGATACATTTGATACGAATCCAATTAATCGCCCAAGAGAAGGCGATTTGATTTACTTCCCACTTAACGAAAAGCTATTTAAGGTTACTTACGTTGAGCACGAAAGTGTATTCTATCAAACAGGTGCTTTACAAGTTTATGATATGAAATGTGAACTGTTTGAATATTCTGGCGAACGCTTTGAAACTGGCCGTGAAAATATTGACGACTTATTCGCGAATGCTGATGCAGACTTTGATACAGCAACAACTCTGGAATCATTAGAAGATAAAGATCCATTTGCACGTAACTTGGCGTTTGAAGAAGAGGGCGATGACATTATCGACTTCTCAGAAATTGATCCATTTAGTGAAACCATTGATACTCAGGATAACGACTAATGGCTATTGCAAATTACTTTTATAACGAAACAACTCGAAAATATGTTGCACTATTTGGTACGTTGTTTAATCAAATTAAAATTGAAAGAGCTAAGGTAGACGGCACTGTTGTACAGGACATGATTGTTCCTTTGTCCTACGGCCCAGCTCAGAAGTTCCTTGCAAGGCTACAACAAGATCCTAACTTAAATCGCAAATCTGCAATTAATCTTCCTCGTATGTCGTTTGAGATTATGAGCATGAATTATGATCCTGAGCGCAAGGTAGGGCAGACAAGAAAAATACTTAAAACAACAGACGAGGTTACCGGACAGCGTAACTTTACATATGTTGGTGCACCATATAATCTTGAGTTTCAGCTGTCAATTATGACTAAGTATTCTGAAGATGCGGCTAAAATTCTTGAGCAAATTATCCCATTCTTTCAGCCAGATTTTACACAAACGGTAAATCTTATTCCTGGGATAGATCCATTAGACATTCCAATTATCTTAAACAGCGTAACAACCGAAGAACTATACGAAGGCTCGTTTGAAGAACGTCGAAGCGTATTGTACACTTTAGGTTTTACAATGAAAGGTTGGTACTTTGGACCACAAAGAAAACAAAAAGTTATCAAGTTTATCGACACAAACCTCTATAAAGGTACTGATGCAAATGCGCCGTTCCTTGAAGGAGTCGATATCAGGCCTGGTTTGGACTCTGAAGGAAACCCAATTACTGGACGAGATGGTATTCGTGCAACAGCTACTGCGACTGTTGAGAATGGTGTAGTCACAGCAATCACTGTAAACGAAGATGGCGAAAAATATAGCTCAAGCAATACTGTAATAGTTACAATTGACCCGCCGTCAACAACAAACGCGGCAGCTGTAGCTACTGTCTCAAATAATCAAATTTCAAGTATTTCTGTAACAGAAGGCGGAGGGTTTTACACTAATACTCCTGCTATTACAATTACAGATCCAAACCAATCTTTTACAACTGCTACGGCTACGGCCACTGTAAATGCAAACAATATCGTAACTGCAATTAATGTTACAAACTCTGGAACATTCTATGCTTCTGCAAACGTGAGCATTTCAGAACCAGCTGCAAGGGCATCTCAAATTAAGTTTGGAAACGATGCTCTTGCTCATGATAACTATTCCGATGTAATCGATATTGGTCCAGTAGATGGGACGGTTGCAACTGGTATAAACCAAGGTTATGCTATTGAGTTTTGGATATATCCTACAATTTTCCCAAGTTCTCTTGCTCTTCGCATTGTAAGCTTTGAAGGTAGCAATATGAGAATTGAATATAATGCTACGAGTGGTGAGTTGTTCTACTATCCTCCGTTTGGTAATGGCCAATCTTCTCGTGGTTATAACCTTGTATTAAATCAATGGAACCACGTAAGATTTGAACACGTTGGTTCAGCTCAAACATTTGTCATAAACGGAACAGTTACAGGCGGCGGTTTTGTCGGTCAAGGTACAATTCTTACAAATGGAACAAACGTAATTATCGGTGATCATATCGATACGTCAAATAATGTTGCTAATGGCGATAGAAGTTTTATTGGTTTCCTTGACAACTTTAGAATGGATTCTATTACAACTTTGGCTGGAGCAGCTGGTGATTCTTACACAATGCCAAATACTGCTTTATCAGGATCTTTTATTACTGAAAACTTTGAAAAAGAATTTGCTACTGCAACCGCAAATGTTGTAAATGGAGAAATAGTAAGTATTGATGTAACAGACGGTGGCGCAAATTACACTTCAACTCCGACGGTTACTATCACAGCACCAAACGATTCAAGATCAAATTACAGAGCAACGGCTACCGCGAATGTTGTAAATGGTGCGGTTGATTCCATTGATGTTACAGATGCTGGTAAATTCTATGTGAGTGCTAACGTAAGCATCGCGGTACCAACTCCTGTTACCGCTACAGCCAACGCGGTTGTAAGCGAAAGTGGTGATATTAGCTCTATTATAATTAGTAATGGAGGTAGTGGTTATAGTTCAGCACCTACAGTTACAATTGCTGAACCTAGAGCAACATCACTGCCATACAATCAGATCGAGTTTGATGACAACTGGGGAATCATTACTACGATTGTTGAAGAGGAATAAATTATGTCAAAAGATGATAAGATCTCAAAGGCTCTTGGAATAAGACCAATTACTGAAATTAAAGACGAGCTTACTCCGTTACAGCCTGAAAAATATGATGACAATTTGCCTGTTGAAGCAAAGCAAGGTGAGATCATTCCAGTTGAAGATGAACATCAGGCCGACTTAGAACTTGCTCGCCAAAACGTTAAAAACATTATTGAGATGGGAGATGATGCTGTTGCTGAAATGGTTGAAATTGCCAAGCAATCAGAGTCTCCTCGAGCATTTGAAGTTGTATCTACATTAATGAAAACTCTACTTGATGCTAACAAAGATTATGTAGATATTTCTTCTAAAAAGAAATTTGAAAAGGGTGATAAACCACAGCAGGAAACTAACGTAACAAATAATAATCTTATTGTTTCTACCGCAGACCTTCTGAAAATGATTAAAGGCGATGGAGATGGGAATAATTGATATCATCACCAAGGGCTACCTTGGTAATAACAATCTAAAGCGCATTGGGGAAGAGATCGAGTGGACCCAAGAAATGCTTCAAGAGTATGTCAAGTGCTCAAAAGATCCTGTGTATTTTGCTAAAACTTACATTAAGATTGTTCACGTTGACCACGGACTTGTTCCCTTTAACATGTATGATTACCAAGCTGAAATTACACAAAAGATTACCGACAACCGCCGAGTAGCTGTACTTACAGCTCGCCAGTCAGGTAAGACAACAACAGCTGTTGCTGTAATTCTCCATTACATTTTATTTAACGAATTTAAAACTGTAGCTATTCTAGCCAACAAGGGTGACGCCGCTAGAGAGGTTCTAAGCAGAGTTCAATTAGCGTATGAAGCATTACCTAAGTGGATGCAACAAGGCGTAGAGGAATGGAATAAAGGTAACATTACCCTTGAAAATGGTTGTAAGATCTATGCAGGTACAACGTCATCGTCTGCTATTCGTGGTAAATCTATTTCGTTTCTATACCTCGATGAGGTTGCATTTATCGAAGGCTACGATGAATTTTTTGCTTCGGTATATCCAACCATATCATCTGGTGAATCTACAAAGCTTCTAATGACATCAACGCCGAACGGTTTAAACCACTTTTGGAAAACATGTAAAGGTGCTGAGGAAGGCACCAATGGTTACGAGTTCGTCAAGGTGATGTGGGATGATGTCCCAGGGAGAGATGAAAAGTGGAAAAACGAAACTCTTGCCGCATTAGATTACGACGAACAAAAGTTTAAACAAGAATACGAGTGTGGCTTTCTAGGAAGTTCAGGTACATTGATTGATGGTGGCAAGCTTAAAAATCTTGCTTACGATAGACCAATTATGGACCAACAAGGAATTACTCAGTACAGAAAACCTGAGCCAGGGCATGAATACGTATTAGTTGCTGACGTATCAAGAGGTAAAGGTTTAGACTATTCTACCTTTAACGTAATTGATATTACAGAAATGCCTTATCAGCAAGTCTGTGTGTTTAGAGACAACTATATAGGGCCAGTTGACTTTGCTAGCTTTATATATAGATTAGGAAACATGTATAACGAGGCTGCGGCATTGATTGAAATTAATGACATCGGTTCGCAAGTTTCGGATACTTTGTTAATGGATTATGGGTATGAGAATATGCTCTATACTGCAAACATGGGAGCGAGAGGAAAGCAAATATCTTCTGGCTTCGGTGGAAAAAGATTAGATAATGGAATTAGAACAACCAAATCCGTAAAATCTATTGGATGCTCTATTTTGAAATCACTCATTGAACAAGACCAATTCATCGTAAGGGACTACAATACAATTCAAGAATTATCACGTTTTTCCAAAAAAGGTTCTTCTTATGAGGCTGAACCAGGATCTCACGATGATCTTGTAATGAACTTAGTATTGTTCGCGTGGTTAAGCGACCAAAGCTATTTTAAGGATATGACCGATATTAACACGCTCCAAAAGTTAAGAGAAAAGACTGAGGAGCAAATTGAGGAAGAAATGCTACCATTTGGTTTTATTGATGATGGTGCTAACGTAGACGAGGAAGGCCTTTCTCTCGAACGCGATGGCTGGGGTGAGCAGATTTATTAAAATTACATTTTTATAAATATCATTAGTCATAGAAACAAACATAAACGCGTTTAATATATAAAGGAGAAAAATATGGCTTTTTCCGTAAGTCCTTCCGTAATTGTTCGTGAAGTAGACGCATCGGCAACAGTACCAGCCATCGCGACACCTCCAGCAGCTATTGCTGGTATTTTCCGTTGGGGCCCTGTTAATGAACCGGTTCTAATTACTTCAGAAACAAATCTAGTAAATCGCTTTGGTAAGCCAAACGATAATAACTATGAAACGTTTTTTACTGCCGCTGATTATTTAGCATATGCAAATGCTTTGTATGTTGTACGCGCTGATGACGATTCCGCAAAAGCAAGCGGTAACGTATTAGATGCAAATAACGACATCACATCGTATGGCGCATTTGAAGCTAAGTATCAAGGTGCTTTAGGTAACTCTTTAGAAGTTGCTTGGGTATCAGCTGACGGCTACGAAGACGCAGAGCTAGCAGTTGGTGACATTCCAGCTAATGCTCCAGAACAATCAAACACAGACATTCGTCAAACTGTAGACTTTAACTCAGATACAATTGAATTCCAATTAGCTAACACTGCTCAAATCACTTCTATTGAAGCTGGAGACAAAATTAAGATTGGTAATGATTCAGTCGGATTCCAAGAGCTTACAGTTACAGGTATCACAGAAACAGCAAATACTCAAACATATGGATCTGGTAACACAGCCGTTACTGCAACAGCAGCTTATGACTATGAGATCACAGTATCTCCTAAGTTTACACTTGCTGAAACAGAGCTGAATGAACTATCCATTACAAAGCAATGGGCGTATGGCGGCTTATTTAACTCTAAGCCATCTGCAAATCACGTGCACGTAGCAGTTATCGATAGCACTGGTGATATCACAGGTGAAGCAGATACTGTAGTTGAAGTATTTGAAAACTTATCCACAACTGAAGGCGATACAAGAGCAGACGGTTCAAACAAATACTACGTAACAGCAATTGAAAATGGCTCTGCATGGGTTAAAGTTGCTAATAGCTCAGTAGTTGGAACTGCATCCGGCGCTCTATCCAAGTACGAAGCTTTATCAGGCGGCACAGATGCTAGAACTGAAAGCACTGCAACTCTGGGTCAACTTGGTTTCGCATACGATGAACTGAAAAACACCAACGAAATTGATGTTAACTTTGTACTACAAGGTAAAGGCGATGACGCTGGTAACCGTGCAAACTATATCATTTCAAACGTTGTAGATTATCGTAAAGATTGTGTAGCTTATCTATCACCTTCTAAAGAAGCTGTTGTTGATGCTACTGCAACAAATACTAAGATGAACAACGCAATTGCATATCGCAACAAGCTACAAAGCACATCTTATGCGTTCTTGGATAGCGGATATAAGTATCGCTACGACAAGTACAATGATACATATCGTTGGACACCACTAAATGGTGACACAGCCGGTCTTGCATCAAGAGTAGAAGTATGGGAATCTCCAGCAGGTTTCCGTAAGGGTATCATTAAGAACGTTGTAAAACTTGCATTTAATCCAAACAAAGCACAGCGCGATCAACTGTATAGCTCAGATATTAACCCAGTTATGGCTCAAGTTGGCCAGGGTATCATGCTATTTGGTGACAAGACGCTGCTTGGTACACAAAGTGCGTTTGACAGAATTAATGTACGTAGATTGTTTATTGCTGTTGAAAAATCAATTGCAACTGCGGCACAAGGATTCCTCTTTGAACTGAACGATGAGTTTACTCAATCACAATTTAAAAATATTGTTGATCCGTTCTTGAGAGACATTCAAGGCCGTCGCGGTATTATTGATTTTAGAGTTGTATCCGATGCAACTGTAAATACTCCTACTGTAATCGACCAAAACAAATTCCGTGCAAACATCTTCATCCAACCAGCACGTTCTATCAATGTTATCGAACTTACATTCGTGGCAACAAGAACTGGTATCGAGTTTGACGAAATTGTTGGTTCAATTAGTTAATAAATAATATCAAACAGGAGATAAAACATGGCATTTAACATCAACCAGTTTAAAGCAGAACTAGTCGGTGGTGGTGCCCGTCCTACGCTCTTTCAAGTACAAATCACAAACCCGATCGATCCAGCAGCAGATGTAAAAATTCCGTTTCTGGTTCGTTCGGCTGGCATTCCGGCCTCTTCAGTAGGAAGCTACGAAGTTTCCTACTTTGGCCGTTCAGTAAAGTATGCTGGTGATAGAGTATTTGATGACTGGTCGGTCACGGTCATTAACGACGAAGATTTTGCAATTCGCAACGCTTTGGAAGCTTGGTCTAACGCTATCAACTCACACGACGGCAACCTTAGAGCACTTCCACAAGATTATAAATCAAACGCTCTGATTACGCAATTCAGTAAAGATGGTTCTCCACTACGTACATACGTATTTGAAGGGCTGTTCCCAGTGGCAATCGATGGTATTGGCATGGACTGGGATGCAAGAGATCAGATTGAGGAATACGGTGTAACATTCCAGTACGATATGTGGAGAGTTGAAGGTAACACTGGCGTTCCAACCACTTAATTTTATATAATGGAGAAATGACACTGTGGCGAAGATCTTTGGATTCGAGATAACAAGGGCAGATCAAGAAGAGACTGGAAAACAAGCACCAGTCTCTTTTGTCGAGCCTACAAACGACCAAGGTGCTATTACTGTTGGTAATGCCCTTGGTGGATTCTATGGCACAATGCTTGACATGGAAGGCGCGGCTAAAACCGAGTCTGAGCTTGTCACAAAATACCGTGGAATGTCAATGCATCCAGAGGTTGCACAGGCGGTTGACGAAGTTGTAAACGAAGCAATTAATGTTGATACTGACGATAAGGTCGTTGAACTTGTTCTTGATGATACCGACCTTCCTGAAAAAGTACAAGATAAGATTCGTGAAGAGTTTGATAACGTTTTAGCATTATTAGACTTTCGTAACCAAGCCTATGACGTTTTCAGTAAGTTTTATGTTGATGGCCGTTTAAACTATCATGTAATGATTGACAATGAAGAAAAAAAAAGAAGAATCACAAAACATAGATACAACGAACATCGTAAAATTAAACTAATACGTCAAGTTGACAAAAACTCAAAAGATCCACACTCTGAAAAAAAAAAAAAAAAGATTAAAAACGAA